AACTCGAACTAATGGTGACTGGTGAAAACGCTGGTACTTGGGGAGATAAGACAAACACAAATTTAAATTTAGTACAACAAGCAATCGCTGGTTTTGAACAAGTAACTTTATCAAGTGGTGGAACGTTAGCACTTGTAATGTCAGATGGTGCTTTATCAAACGCAAGAAATTTAGTTATTAAATTTGCAACTGCAACAATAGCAGCGAGCACAATTTGTACTATTCCAGATTCAATAGAAAAATTTTATATCTTTGATTGTACAGCATTAACTAACCCTTCAAATTTAACAATTAAAACTGCTTCAGGAACAGGATTTACTCCTGATGCTGCAAAAATTTACGCAGCATATTCTGATGGAACAAATTTAAATGAAGTGTCATTAGACACTTTAGGTGGCACAGTAGCTGCAGCACAAATTGCTGATAGCGCAGTGACCACTGCAAAAATTGCTGACGATGCAGTAACCTCAGCTAAAATTGCTGACGATGCTGTTGTAACCGCAGCGATTGCTGATGGTGCGGTAGCGACAGCTAACATTGCTGATGACGCTGTTACTGGCGACAAGCTTAACAATACGGGAGTATCAGCAGGATCTTATACTTCATCTTCAATTACAGTTGATGCTCAAGGAAGATTAACAGCTGCCTCTTCAGGTTCAGCTGGTGGTGGAGCTTTTCAAATAGCAGTAGCTGCTGATGGACCTGCTTCAGGAACTTACACTGCATCTAACAACGCAAATTTCGGTGGCGCATATTTATTCGCTGGCGGAGGAGGCGGAGGCGGAGGAAGTGCTAGTGAAGGATCTGGTAGAAATGGCGGATCTGGAGCCGTAGGTGGTTTTGGTTATTATGGTTTTTCAATTTCATCTCCTTTCTCTAAATCATATTCAGTTGGTGGTGCGGGAAATGCAGGATCAGGCGGACCAAATTCAGGTCAATCTGGAGGTAACGGAGGTAACACAAGTTTAACAGACGTTGGTACAGTTAACGGTGGTAATGGCGGACAAGGCTCACCAGGTGGAGGTGGAGGCGGAAATGGAAACGCTGGAAGCGCACCGGGTGCATCAGTTACTTTTACTCCAAGATCTTTAATAGTTGGATTTGAAACTGGTGAAGCTGGAAATGGTGGAAACAGAAATCAATTCGGTTCTGGTAATCCAGGAAATGCTGGAAACCGAGGTGCAATAGCAATATTTGAAAATACGGGGACATAATGGCATATATTATTTTTAACAAAGACGATAATAGTGGTATTTATAGAATTGCTGCTAATCAAGATGTTTTAGATGCAAACAAAGGATTTCATAATGAACATATGGACGTTGTTGAAGTAAGTGATACTGATTTTAACAATTTTAAACACAGAGAAACTGAATTTGTGTCAAGAGATGGAAATTCTATCACTTGGAGAAATTATGAAACAGGAATTAAATTTCATTATAGATCTGATTTAGAAAAATATATTAATGACCTTGTTGATGATATAAATGAATGGTTAAGAATATCAAATAACAAAGATAAGCCAATGGCTTCATCAGTCATTACATTTAGAGATTACATAAGAGGTATCGATATTGACTCTTTGATTACTGATCCCTCTGAAAGTGCAACCTACGATTCAACAACTGATTTATGGTCAGATGGTACGTGTTTAGATAAAACATTAGAAAGATACGTAACAGATCAAGGTCAAACTTCATACAATACTTTTGAATTACTTTAATATTTACTTTTAAAAAAAGTATTCTATAAGTATTAAATGTTTGAGAATGTAATTGAATTTATTTCACATAAAGATTATGTAGATCAAAAAGAAGATCATCCTAGACCTATAAAAATTAATATTCCTGAATGGTATAAAAAACTCGAACATGGCACATTAGATAATAAAAATCTTACTGTAAAAGGGTGTATGCCTTTTTTAGACACATTGACTTCAGGTTATTCTTTACAAATACCACAAGATATACAAATTCAACATAATGTGTGGAATGAAGACCAAAAAATTATGGATAGTTTTTATGCAGTCGGTGATTTGTTTGAAATGATGGTTAGATCAAAAGGTCTTAATTTAAATTTTAGAAAAGCAGAAATTCATGGCACACAACAATTAGAAGGTAGCCCTTATGTCGAAAAAAATAAAAATTTACCTTTTTATAAAATTATGAATCCTTGGATAATAAAAACACCTCCAGGTTATTCTTGTTTATTTTTACCCCCTATGAATAATTCAGACGATAGGTTTTCTATAATACCTGGAATAGTTGATACTGATAAATTTACAAATGAAATAAATTTTCCAATAATTATAAATGGTGATAAATATAAATCTTTAAAAACAATTTTAAAAAAAGGATTACCTTACGTTCAAATTATTCCTTTTAAAAGAGAGTCTTGGAAAATGAAAATTACAGGAGAAAAAACAGAGCCTTTTGTAAAAAGAAAAATGTTTTATATGATGAAATTAATACATGTGTACAAAGAAAAATTTTGGAGTAAAAAAAGTTGGAAATAAAAGAATATATAAAAATTTACGATAATTGTATAGATTTTAAAACTTTAAGTAATTTTTTAAGATATATAAATACTTTAGATTTTGAAAAAGCAACAATTGGATCTCAAAATAAAATTAATTTTGAAATAAGAAAAACATTTAATTATACTTTATCAAATTTAAGTAATATTTTTTCTGACGTGCATTGGCATAATTATTTAGTTTTTATTTTTAACAACGCTTATAAAGATTACTGTGGACGATTTAAATATGCAGCATTTAAAAATTTAGAGCCGATAAATATTTTAAAGTATGAGGAAGGTGGTTTTTATAGAGATCACGTTGATCATTTTACAGAAATACCAAGAACGTTAAGTGCAATATTTTTTTTAAACAATGATTATCAAGGTGGTAATCTTTGTTTTAATATAGGTGGTGAAGAATTAATTATAGAAACTATTCCAAATCGTATGATTGTTTGGCCAAGTAATTTTTTATTTCCACATCAAGTAAAACCAGTAACAAAGGGAGTGAGATATTCAGTTGTATCATGGGCACTATAAGAGATTTAAAATACAAAAAAGTAAAAAATTTTTTAAGTAATGAAGAAATTAAATTATTAAAAAACTATTGTATTATCAAACATAGGTTAAATTTTTCTGAATTTGATGATCAACAGAGTATTAATCGTGATACTAAATTTTTAGCAGATCCCCTAATGGAGTCACTTATGTTAAATAAAAAAAATATAATGGAAGATGAAACTGGTTTAGAATTATTACCTACATATTCTTATTGGAGATTTTATAGTAAATTTGCAGATCTTGAAAAACACAAAGATAGGCCATCATGTGAGATAAGCATCACTGTAAAGATAGATTCTGACAAAACTAGTTGGCCAATTTTTATTGAAGGGACACCTATTGAACTTGAATGTGGAGATGGTGTAATTTATCTAGGTTGTGAACTAGAACATTGGAGAGAGGATTTTGAAGGGGATTATCACATACAAACTTTTCTACATTATGTAGATAAAAATGGTCCAAATAAAGAATGGTCTATGGACAAAAGAAAATTATATGGCTTAAATAAGGAGAATCTACTTACATGGAAATAAGACAATACAAAGATGGATCAGGAGAAATAATTTTTAGTGATGAAGAAATAAAAATTATTCGTGAAAGAGGTAATTTAAAATTTACTCCAGAGGGTCTTAGACATTTTGGTAACAATCTTGTAAAAATAGTTGCAGAATTTCAATTAAATTTTGACAAAAAAGTAAAAAACATGTCATCACAAGAAGGTGATGATATAGAGACATTATAATTTAAATGTTATAATACCTCATGCCGTTAACAAAAGTAAATATAGCTCCAGGTTTTAATAAACAAGTATCTCAAACAGGTGCTGAGGGTCAATGGACTGATGGGGACTTTGTAAGATTTAGATACGGCTTACCAGAAAAAATAGGAGGTTGGGAGCAAATTTTAGAAAGCACTATTATTGGAGCAGCAAGGGAACAATTAATTTGGGCTGATTTAGATGGTAGAAAATATGCTGCGATAGGTACAAACAAAGTATTAGTAATTTATTATGAAGGTGCTTTTTTTGATATTACTCCTTTAGGCACTGCTTTAACCAGTTGTACTTTTGATACTGTAAATACGTCAGCAACTGTTACTGTTAACAAAGCAGCTCATGGTTTAGAGCCTGGAGACATATTTTTATTTTCATCTGTTACACCTCCAGTAGGGGCTGGTTATTCTGCAGGAGATTTTACGACAAATCCTTTTCAAGTTGTGACTGTTCCCGGTAGTGACACGTTTACTATAACTATGGCAAGTGCAGCTGGAACCACGGTCAACGGCTCTGGGTCTGCAACAGTTACTCCGTATATTAAACCTGGTGCTTTAGGTTCAACATTTGGATTTGGTTGGGGTACAGGACTTTGGGGTGGTGGCCAACAAGTATTTAGTACATTGAATGGAGCTTTATTGGATGATACTGCAGGCACAGGAGGAGTAGGAACCTCTATCACTCTAGCATCAACTACAGGATTTCCATCAACGGGCACAATTAAAGTTGGAGCAGAATTTATTTCATACACGGGCATATCGTCTAATGATCTAACTGGTATTACAAGAGCTGCAGCTGGTACAAGATCGGCTCATTCTAGCGGAGCTGGAGTTGAGGTATTTACGGGATGGGGCATAGAATCATTATCTCAAACATTAACAACAGATCCAGCATCATGGTCATTGGATAATTTCGGTGAGCAATTAATCGCCACAATAAAAAATGGAAAGTCTTTTTCATGGAATCCAATTAACTCAAATTCAAATGCTTTAAATACTAGAGCTACAATTATTTCAAATGCACCAACTAAATCAGTAATGTCTTTAGTTTCAGACAGAGATAGACATTTAGTTATGCTCGGTACGGAAACAACAATTGGTGATCAAGCGACACAAGACAAAATGTTTATAAGATTTTCTGATCAAGAAGACATTAGTGATTATACACCAACTTCAATAAATACAGCGGGAACTTTTAGACTAGATTCAGGAACAAAAATTGTTGGAGCTATTAAAGGTAAAGACTATACTTTTATTTTAACTGACAATGCTGCTTACGTTATGCAGTTTGTTGGTCCTCCATTTACTTTTTCCATAAGACAAGTTGGATCTAATTGTGGTTGTATTGGTCAACATGCAATGAAATATGTAAATGGTGCCGTTTATTGGATGGGTGAGTCTGGAGGGTTTTTCGTATTTGATGGTACGGTTAAATCACTT